TAAAACTCTTTGGGTACAAGCTAGTAAAAAATTACAGAGTTATAGTTTAGATATGTCTTCAGATACTCAAGATGATAGTGAACACTCTTATAAGCTAAGTGATTTTGTACAGCAACTAGATGAAAATCTAGATGAAGTAGAATTTATAGATTGGCTAGACTCATTAGATCTTGATAAAGGTGAAAAACAATTCTTAGTAGATAAGTTTAGAAATTATACTATGAAAGACATAGAAAAGAACCTAAAAAGCCTATCTAATATAAAATTTGTCAATGGAGAGGAAACTGTGGTAAACTATTCCATATATAAAGTAAAAAAATCACTTAGGAATAAGTTAAACGAAGAGAAATAGTATTGGAAAATTTTAATTTTATAGAGTCTGGTATCATATTTGGACTATGTGATTCAGGTAATTATAAACAATTTACTTATAGTCCTAAAGATTTCGCCGAACATGGGGAAACGTATAAGTTTATTCAAGAATATCTAGATGAATACTCAGAATCTCCTACCCCACAAGTACTAATAGATAAGTTTAGTACATTAAAGCCTGATGCCCAATCTATAAATTTTAATTATGCTCTAACTCAATTTCAGAATCAAGTAATGTTTAGAAATATAATTGGAGCATTTTCAAATAGTAAGCCTATTTTGCAGGAAAATCCTAAAAAAGCACTTGGTTTAATTATGGATAACTTAAATGATATAGAAATTTTACATGATTCTGATGTAAATCAATATGATTCTGGGGAATTAGATAGGTATGAAGAATGGAAACGTAGAAGCTCTATTAGAAAAATGGGGGATGGATTAATAGGGATACGTACCCCTTTCCATATGATTAATTCAGCAGGTGTCGGATGGCAACCCGGAGACTTAATTACTGTATACGCTAGACCTACTGTAGGTAAAACTTGGTTATGTTGTAAATTAGCAGCAGATTCTCTTAGAAGTGGTTATAAAACATTACTAGTATCTACAGAAATGCCCGCATCTGCAATTAGTTTGCGTATGGATGTGTTATTAGGACACTCAATGGGGTATGAATTATCTCACAGTGCATTACGAAATGGTAAAGAGATTAATGAAGAGGCATATCAAAAGTTCCTAAAGGATACTAATTTCAAAAATTTGTTAGTTTGTGATCATATTAGTGGGGAAGATAGTATATCTTTACCAAGTATTACTAATTTAGTTAGGAAATATAAACCTGATGTATTAATTATTGATGGAGTTTATTTAATATCTACTAATGATAGGAATAAAGCAGCGTGGGAACAATCCCACTCTTTATTCTATGGGTTAAAAACTATGGCATTATCTACTAATACAGCAGTTATTGCATCAACACAAGCTACAAGAGATGCGGCTAATATGTTTACTCAACCTACTGCAGGTCAGGTCGCATTTGGAGATGCTTTAATTAGAGCTTCTGATGTAGCTTTATCTATGTGTATGATAGAAGATTCCCCCAATTTAAGAGAAATTGCATTTCAAAAATACAGAGATGGAGATTTAGGGTCTACAGAAACTGAATTTATATGGGATGTAGATACAGGAAGGATAGAGGAAAATCATGACTCATTACTCTAACTTGACATGTGGTAAATGTTCAGGAGGTGGGCAATTTAAAACTGGACGTACTATTTTAGATGAATATGCTTTATTAAATAAAACAGTTTTAGGTTTAGTTAAGAATGACCCACACTGTGTCAAATGTGGAACTACATTTCCAGATGGGTTTTGGAGGGAGGCGAATGGTTATATCTACAGGATACAAAGTAAAAGTTAATATGGATTGGGCAAACATTTTAGAAAAGCTAGGAATGAATGTCCCAATAGGGACAGATCAATTTTCTATTATATGCCCATTTCATCAAGATAAAGTAGAGTCATGTTCTATTAATACTGATAAAGCAGTATGGATATGCTTTGCAGGATGTGGTCAAGGTCATTTAAAAGGGTTTATACGTCAATATAAAGGGTGGTCTACTTATGAGGTAGATCAATTTCTTGCCGATAACTCAACACCATCTAATTTAAAAGATGTTTTATTTGAATGGGAAGAAGAAGTTGAAGAAGAGTTGCCTATAGTTGATATTCCTTACACATTAGGTAATGTTCCTAGATGGATTTTTGATCGAGCATTTAATAAACGCACATTAAAAAAATGGAATTGTGGAGTTACAGGTCAAAATGGACTAGTAATACCTGTAAATGATAGAGATTCAAGAACTGTTGGGTGGATTACTAGGCAAGAAAAACGCATACCTAAATATTTATATTCTAAAGGATTAAAAAAATCTAAAGTATTATTCGGACAACCATTAATACCAGAAAATACTTCAGCATTACATATAACTGAAGGACCTCTTGATGCGATGTGGTTAGATCAATTAGGCTTTTCTGCAGTCTCTTTATTGGGGATGAGTATGTCCAAAACACAACGGGATCTAATATTGACATTACCTGTTAAAGAGGTTATACTATGTTTAGATAATGATCAAGCGGGTAAGATTGGTAGGGATAAAGCTTTAGATTTACTATATGGTAAAATTACTTTATCTTATATTAAATTACCTAAAGAATATAAAGATGTTCAAGACGTTAGATCTTATGATATACTAAATAATATAATTAAAAATAGACGTTACTGGTAAGGAGGACATATGTCAGGAATCAGTATGATACAAAACAATATACAAAGTAAAGCAACTAGAGCTTCACACTCTGCGGAAAGCAGTGGTAAAGAGGTTTGGTTGAAGGATGGAGATCAAGTATTTATGAAATCTGTCGCTACAGGACATGAGGGAGATACCTATTTAGATGACTTCCATGTGTATGAGTTCCAAAGTGGAGCTGATAAAAGTTGGCGAACAGTCTTAGTAGTTGATGGAGAACCTGTTGATACCGTACCAAGTGAAGCAATGTATTGGGAAGAAGGTCGTAGAAAAATGCCAAGACATAAATTTGCTTTATGGGGGTATGTAACAGAAATACTCCATTCCGACCAACGAGATGATTCATGGGAAGAGATAACAAGCCCAACTGGGAATAAGTTATATAAAGAAACTGTGAATGATTTTAAAATTCTAACTCTATCTTTTGGAGCTAATAATATTAATTGGAATCAACTAGTTGATATTTATGGAGATAGCAGTTCTTTAGATAAGACTGTAACTAGAATTAAAAGAAGAGGGGCTAGTTTAGATACTACCTATACAATTACAGCTACTACAGGGGATTTTGAAATTCCAGAAGATAAGAAAGCTGAAATTACTAATTTAACTCCTATCAAAGAGTACGTTACTCAAAGATATGGCAAGATTGAATCATCAGATACAAGTGTTCCAGAAGATTCTGTAGCAGTTAATGACGATGATGATATGCCATTTTAATGATAGGATCATCAACCTCCATGAGCGTAAGCTCTCCGGTAATTGTTTTATCAGAGAGCTTACCTAAAGTAGACTACCCTATGATTGTAACTTCAGAAACATTTACTAACACATTAAATTCATTACCTAAAACATCTAAATGGATTATAGATGTAGAAACTAATGGACTTGACCCATATAATATGAATCAAATATGCGGTATTGGGTTACGCCCACTAACAGATAGTTCTGTTGAAGGTTACTATTTCCCATTTAGACATCAATCTGATGAACCTAACCTTACACAGTCTGAATTAGAGCAATTAGTATCTTTTATTAACGATACTTGCACGACTGTTATTGGATATAATGTAAAATTTGATGCTAAGTTTTTAGAAAATGAGGGTGTTCGTATAGATAAGATGGAACTTATTGACGTATTAGTTATGGTCAGAATGACAGAACCCACTACAATTAATCAATTAAGCTTGACTGATACTATTATTCGTAGTTACGGAGAAGAAGCTGGGCAGTATGATATAGAAACTAAACAAATTCTGCGTAAGAATAAATGGAAGAATGACTTTTCGTTAGCTCCCCCATCTATTTTAGGACCATATTGTGTTAAAGATGTAGTTTGGACTCATAAAGTATATGAAGATAGATTACATCAATTAACGGAAAGCGGTCAATTAGAGTTATTTGAATTTCAATGTGAATTAACTAAGGCATTATATGACATGGAGAAACGGGGTATACCAATAGACAATGGTTACGCTAAAATGGCATGTGATAAAATGGTGGATAGAGTAGTAGTTCTAAAACAACGTATATATGATTTGGCAGGGCAGGAATTTAATATCAGTAGCCCTAAACAAATTGGAGAAGTATTTAATGGTATGGGAGTTCATTCTCCCGCTAAAACTGCGAAAGGAGCGGAGGCTTGGAATGAAGCAGTTCTTGTTCAATTGAATAATCCTTTAGCAGGACTTATTAGACAGTATAGAACTTTAGAAAAATTTAGATCTACATACATTGAACCTTATTTAGATATGCCTGTATTACACACTAATTTCTGTAATTGGGGTACTGTAACAGGTAGACTATCATCAAGAAACCCTAATCTTCAGAATATACCTAGAGATGTAGTTTATGTAGAAGATAGAGTATTATCTGAGACAGACAAGATTGAAATTAAAGATAGAGTTCTGGCTTTAGTTTCTAGTAAAGGTGGAGATGCTCAAACAGATTTAACAGAGGATGTTTTAGATACATGGAGTTTTTTAGGTGGAGATAAGTTTGATAGAACAGATACTAAACAAATTGCCATTAGGAATCTATTTATAGCAAGAGAAAACTATTCTATGGTGTCTTATGATTACTCTCAAATGGAAGTTAGAGTCTTTATGAACTATGTAGATAACGCTGAAATGAATGAACTTATGAGACAAGACAATGTTGACTTTCATGGGGAAGCGGCTAAAATAGCTTTTAATATTACTGAGGATGATCCTCAATTTAAGTTTTTTAGACAACTAGCTAAATCAATTACTTTTGGAGTTATATATGGAATTGGGAGACAGAAGTTAGCATTACAGTTAAATACTACTCCTTATGAAGCAGGGCAATACAAATCTACTTATTTAGAAAATATGAAAGGTTCTAGACGATTCTTTAATAACGTAGTTAAAACTATAGAACGGAAAGGGTGGGTTCGTAATAAATATGGTAGGATATATAAAGTACCAAGTGATGTCGCATATAGAGGAGTTAATTATTTGATACAGGGTACAAGTGCGGATATCATGAATGAACGTATGGTAGCTATACATAATTACCTTAAGGATAAACAAAGTAATTTACTTTTACAAGTCCATGATGAAATAATATGTGAGATACATAATGATGAGATAGAAGAAGTAGCCCCAAAAATTAGAGAGTTAATGATTGAAAATAGTTTAAATATTCCTTTAGAGGTAGATATGGAGTTATGCGAACCTTCTTGGGCAACTAAAAAAGACTTTAAATCTAAAGAGGATGAAGTTTTTGAAGTAACTAATTATATTGATTGGGAGTAACATGGAAGTACGAGCTAAAAAAGATGAACCATTTGAAAAGTTAATGAGACGATTTAAGAAGAAAGTCTTAAACGCTGATATAATTAATCAGTATAGGGAACATCAAGAGTTCACTCCAAAGAGTGTAGAAAGACAAGCAAAAAAAGCAAATAAGTTAAGGAAGAGTAGGGAACAAAATGACTGATAAAGATGTATTTCATTGTGTAGAAAATGATGATGAAGTTATATATTATAATGGACTCAAAGAAGCTTTTATAGGATTAGGGTACCAACAATTTAAAGGACCTTACGCTGTATACGATAGAGAAAGAGCAATAGAAATTCTTGCTAGAGACTTTTATAATGAAAAAAAGAAAGAGTATGATTTTGATAGCATGGAGTCTGATGAAAGATTAAAAGTTGTTCAGGAAGTTGGGGACGAAGCATATATGGAAGCAGTGGAATACTTTGAATATAATACCGAAGGAGCATGGATGGGGGATAGAACTCCTATATTTGTAACTATGAAGGACTTATTAACACCTATAGAGATAATAGAGGATGAAGAAGATGAGCAAAGCTAGTTGGAGTAATCCAAAAGTACAATATGATTTTACATGGGGGGAATGGAAAGATAGAGAAAAGAACCACCCTGACTTAACATGGAAACAATATAGAGAATTGAAAGGATACCCTGAGATGAAAGACAATGAAATTGGAAATGCACGCGATGCAGAACCTAAACGATATAGTTTTAAAGAAGTATATAATAGGGAGACTAAACCTACTAGTGTAGACCCTGTTCATTATCATTTAGACATAGAACCTTTTGATTACATTCATGACAATGACATGGGATTTGCAGAAGGAAATGTGGTAAAATATATAAGTAGGTGGAGGTATAAAGAAAACGGGATTGACGATCTATATAAAGCAAAACAATATATAGAGATGTTGATAGCAAAGGAACTTAAAGATGGCAAAAGTAGGGCTTAAATTAGGATTTACATTTAGAGTAGGTCCATTAGATACAAATCAGTACGCAAGAATGGACATGGAAATACATGATCTAGATACTGAACTACCTATAGACGATCAATTAGAAGAAGCAGGATTAGCTATAGATAAAGCCTATCAAGCAGTACATGATAAGGTTGATGGAGAGATTAGGAATATCTTACAAAAGGGTAAAAAAAATGATAAATAAAGAGCATGTAAGAGCAATAATTACTGAACAGTTTTTATCCGAAAGAGAGAAGCAAGACTCCCCAGAATTTGGAGAGAAAACAGAACATTTAAATAAGTTCTATATAGGACATCCTGATATGTATTGGACAGTTACTCTTGGAGAACAGTTCGGCGAGATATCAAAAGCAGTTTCTGATAAAAATGTACCATCACTATATAATGAGCTTATAAAATGTGGGGCAACCTGCATGGGATGGGCAGAAGGAATACAAAAAAGACTTATAGATAAACGAACTGATAAGGGAGATGATCTTTTATAGTTCCGAGAGTTGTAGTTATAATTATTTTAATATTTATGGTATAATATAAATATACGATCCAATTTTGGGCGTATTAAACGATTGGAGATTACCTTATGGTAGCTCCGGAAATGGAGAAACATTATTATGATGTTCACAACAAAAAATAGATACACAATTCGTGTATCAAACCCTAACGTAATTAAACGATTCAATGAAGATGGTCGTAAGTATTATGAAATGGATGCAAGAGTAAACTTTAATGATCTTGTTGCAGACTTACCAAATGATCCTAATATTAGAAGTAACGAAATTTTAGGTAAACAATTAAACAAGAAAAAAGGCACTCCAGTTACAGTGAAAAAAACTGCTAAACAAGAAGAAGGCACTCCCGGTTTGTTTGCAGTAAAAAATAAAGGGATAACAGTAATTGCAAAAGACATTAAAAAGTTTAATGAAACTACGTATGAAGCACACATCCCAAGCGGTTATGGCATTGCTGACGGAATTAAAACTTATTCAATTATTCAAGAAGTTATTAAAGAAGAAGATAGAATTATAGACGAATCAGTTAAAATGAATTTTATTGTTGGTGACTTTACTGACGATGAAATACTAGAAATTTCAACA